AAAGCCTTTCCAGGTGGTTTCTGAGATCCAATCTTTGCAACCTGTGCTAATGCCAAAGCTCCAACTGCCCCTGCCATTGCAAAAGACCAGGGGGGTGGCAAGGTTGCTAATGCCTTGGTAATGGCCTGATATGCATTCATGGTTGCCTCTGCAATTGCTGTGGCTTGCCAGAATCGAAACAGTTCAATTGATTCATCCTTTACAGATGATGCCATGCTGGACAGGGTTGAAATATTTGATGATGCAGTTTCCACAACCAATGCCCGTTTTGCTTCTTCATGTTTAACTGCAGATGCATATTCTGCCCTTCTGAATTCTTGATCAGAAATTGCTTTTGCTTCCTGTGCATCATGCATTGTGTTCATTTCTTGCCATCGAATTTCATCAATGGCATCAGTCCTTTCCTGGAATGATTCAGGTTCTTTTTTAATCAATGCAACTTTTTCTGCCAAATCCTTTTTGTAATCCTGATGTGCTTTCCTTCTATTACTTTCCATCTGGGATTCAAAATTGGCATTTTCTTCCATCAATTTGCTTGCTTGCTGTGCAAGAGTTATATTTTCATATTTTTGTTTTTGAGTTTCACCAGCCACAGTCAGGGTTTCTTTTTCAACTTCCAGGGTTTCTTCTGATGCTTCCAAAGTCTTCAACCCTGCTTGGTATTGTGCTTCTATTGCTCTTATATTATTAATATAAGTGATTCTGGTTTGTGCCAGGGTTGTGTCAAAATTTGCAGTTTTCTTTTCAAGTTCAGTAATTAACTCTATAGAAGTTCCCCCCCTTGCTGGCATCAAAGCTTGAAAGAATGCTTTGGCTTTTAGTGTTACAATTTCAAATCCATCAATAAGGCCAGTTGATAATTGGTCAATTACATAATCAACCACTGTGATCAAAACCCTGAAACCCATGGTTAAGAAATTAACCCCTTTTCCTGCCATGATGAATTTATTCTTCATTCCTGCCAGACTTTTTGTAATCCCAATCAACTGGGGCAGAACCACCCCCAGACCTACAGAAAAATTGCCTGAAATGGTTTTTCCATATTTTAAAAATTTATCATTTGCATCTTCTGCATTCCTGATGAAATCCCCTCCAATATATGCCCCTGCATCTTCATATTTTTGCTGTGCTTCTTCGATGGCCTTTGATCCCTTCTGGATCATGTTGACCATCTTGACCCCTTCAGAATCAAAAAGTTTAAATGCAGTTGAAACCCTTTCAGCCCCTGGTCCAAGTTCCTTGAATCGGTCTGCAACATCCATCAGAAGTTCATCTGATGTTCTCAATGCACCATGCTGGTCAAACAATTCAATGCCCAACATCTGGATTGCCTTCAATGCTTCCCCTGTTCCCCTTGATGCTTCCTCAGTCCTTCTGGTGAATCTCTGAAAGGCCATCCCAAATTGATTAACCTCCATCCCAGATTCCTGGGCAACATTTGAAAGCAACTGAAATTTAGTGGTTGAAATCCCCAACTTGTCAGAAGTCTTTCCAATGGAGTCTGCAGTTTTCAACATTTGGTTTGAAACCATACCAAGACCTCCAATCCCAACCATTGCTACCAGGGTTGATGAAACCCTCTGGGAAGTTTCCTTGAGTTTCTTTAAATTTCTTTGAATTTTATTGAATGCAGCCTTGGTTTTATCCTGGGCTGAAACCGTAATAACTGCATTATTTGTTGCCATTTTTTAACTCATGAATATAGTTGAAATATGCAACCCATCCCCTGAATTCCAATTCTGACATTTCCATTATTTCTGGAATTGTCCTGGAAAGAATCTCTGCTAACTTAAAGCAGAGAAACAGATCAGGGTTGCTTCTCAGTTTTTTTCAATTACATCATTAGAAAGGTCTTCTGCATTCATTGCAGTGACTATTCTGGAAACCACATCAGGGTCTAACTGTCTCATGATTTCATTCATGTTGGCCTGATTGAACAATGGTTTCCCATTCTCATCCAATGCCCTTAAAATCAAAGTCTGAGCAATTGCTTCCACCACCAGATTCTTTGAAGACAATTCCAGAATTTTCTGTTGTTGCTTCAGATTCAATGATGGTTTAAAATATATTTTAGTGTTTTTCCCATCATCATCAGGCCATTCTGGAACTTCAACACACTGAAGTCCTGCATTCAGCCTTTCTGAAAATTGATTGATTCCCCTTGTCAATACATCCATTTAAATCCCTTGGTTGATTATTATGCATTGTTTAAGGTCAATGCCCCAGATCCCTGAAATGCTAGGGAATATTTGATGGTGTCATCAATGGCACCTGATTCACTGACTGAGGTGACCACAATTTCCCCAGACCAATAATCACCTGCACTGGTTCCAATTGGATACAATTTCACAAAATAATTAGTGGATGCCAGTAGGGTGGTAAAGAGTGCTTCCTGGGTTGCATCATCATCTTCCCATAAACAATCGGCAGACCCAGACCACCCATAATTCCCTGCAGTGAATGTCTTGAATTTAGTTG